TTTAGGTATAGGGCCTAGAATTTTTAAAATACGTAAATGTTTTAGAGATTTAGATATACCTGATGAAGATTATACTATAACACCAACTGAAGTTATATTTAATCATTATTTAGATTTATATGGCAAAAATGTTACTTGGTTACCAGATAATTTATCTATTAATGGCACTTTAGAACTAAGGAATACTCCTATAACAAAATTACCAAATAATCTAGAAATTCATGGCAGTCTATGGCTAGGTAATTCACTAATAACAGAATTACCTAATGATTTAAAAGTTCATATTGATTTGGGTTTAGGTAATTCACTAATAACAGAATTACCTAATGATTTAAAAGTTTATGGTAATTTAGATTTGGAAAATTCACTAATAACTAAATTACCAGATAATTTAGAAGTTCATGGTAATTTAAAGTTAGGATATACAAAAATAACTAAATTGCCAGATAATCTAGAAATTCATGGTAGTCTATGGTTAAGTAATTCACTAATAACAGAATTACCAGATAATTTAGAAATTCATGGTAATCTATGGTTAGGTAATTCACTAATAACTAAATTACCAAATGACGTACAAGTTGACCTGAATATTTATGTTAAATCATACCAAAATCAATTAATTAAATTTATTAAAAATAGTAGTTTTGCAAATAAATTAAGAATTAGATAATGAGAGCAAAGTTTATAAATGAATTTGAAAGAGGTTTAGAGCCCAAAGCTGCTTTAGGTATAGGTAGAATTGCTAAAATACAAAAATTATTTAGAGATTTAGATATACCTGATAAATATTATACTATAACACCAACTGAAGTTATACTTAATCGTGATTTAAATTTATCTGGTACAAATGTTACTTGGCTACCTGATAATTTATCTATTAATGGCATTTTAGATTTGGAAAATTCACTAATAACTAAATTACCAAATAATCTAGAAATTCGTGATAATTTATGGTTAAGTAATTCACTAATAACGGAATTACCTAATAATTTAAAAGTTCATGGCGATCTATGGCTAGGATATTCAAAAATAACGGAATTACCAGATAATCTAGAAATTCATGGTAAGTTAAGGCTAGGAAGTTCAAAAATAACGGAATTACCAAATGATTTAAAAGTTCATGGTAATTTATTGTTAGAATATTCACTAATAACGGAATTACCTAATGATTTAAAAGTTCATGGTAATCTATGGCTAGGATATTCAAAAATAACGGAATTACCAAATAATCTAGAAATTCATGGCGATCTATGGTTAGGTAATTCACTAATAACAGAATTACCAAATGACTTACAAGTTGGACAGCATATTTATGTTAGGCCGCGCCAAAAGCAATTAATTAAATTTATAGAAAATAGTAGTTTTGCAAATAAATTAAGAATTCGGGCATGAGAGCAAAGTTTATAAATGAATTTGAAAGGGGTTTAGATCCTAAAGTAGCTTTAGGTATAGGGCCTAGAATTTTTAAAATACGTAAATGTTTTAGAGATTTAGATATACCTGATGAAGATTATACTATAACACCAACTGAAGTTATATTTAATCATTATTTAGATTTATATGGCAAAAATGTTACTTGGTTACCAGATAATTTATCTATTAATGGCACTTTAGAACTAAGGAATACTCCTATAACAAAATTACCAAATAATCTAGAAATTCATGGCAGTCTATGGCTAGGTAATTCACTAATAACAGAATTACCTAATGATTTAAAAGTTCATATTGATTTGGGTTTAGGTAATTCACTAATAACAGAATTACCTAATGATTTAAAAGTTTATGGTAATTTAGATTTGGAAAATTCACTAATAACTAAATTACCAGATAATTTAGAAATTCATGGTAATCTATGGCTAGGTAATTCAAAAATAACAGAATTACCAAATAATCTAGAAATTCGTGATAATTTATTGTTAGGCGATTCGCTAATAACGGAATTACCTAATGATTTAAAAGTTCATGGTAATCTATGGCTAGGATATTCAAAAATAACGGAATTACCAAATAATTTAAAAGTTCATGGTAATTTAAGGCTAGAAAATTCAAAAATAACGGAATTACCAAATGACATACAAGTTAAACAAAGTATTTATATTAAAACACACCAAAGGCAATTAATTAAATTTATACAAAATAGTAGTTTTTCAAATAAATTAAGAATTATATAATGAGAGCAAAGTTTATAAATGAATTTGAAAGGGGTTTAGAACCTAAAGTAGCTTTAGGTATAGGCACCGTGTTGCTAAAATACAAAAATTATTTGTAGAGCTGCAAATTGACGAATCTGAATATTATTTTGAAAATAGTACAAATAGAGTGGTAATAACTAGAAAAATTATATTACCCGATTTTTTAACAATAAGGGGTAGGATAGATTTACATAATGTAAGAAATATATCTAAATTACCTATGGAATTACATGTAATTAGTGAGAGTTGTTTAATTATATAAAGGAAATTTTTAGAGACTATACAGAAACTTAAATATATATAATAAAAAAATGTCAATACAAGATTTATATATTAGAAATACATCTGACCCTAATTATGTTTATGGAATTATATCTCATGATGATCCTATTGAAAGTATTATATCAAAAATTAAAGTAATATTAGGCACTAAACAAGGACAGCTTTTAGGCGATGTTAATTTTGGTGTTTCAATAGAAGACTTAGTATTTCAAACACGCATAAATAAATTTGAATTAGAAAAGAAAATTCGTAATCAAATTTATCAATATATTGATGAAACAGCAAAATATAAAATTGATTTAAGTGTTTCATTTGGTAAAGCTGAAGGGTATGATTATTGTATTATTGATTTTCTTATTAATGGTCAAAAGACTTTTGGTATAATGGTTAAATAAAAAAGATAAATGATTAAATCATCAAGAATTAGATTAAATGAGCTTTATAATGATAGTATAAACTTTATGAAGACTACATATCAGGAAGTTGGACAATATTTTTCAATGGCATCTCCTGCTGGACAATTACTTCAAGTAATATTGAATCTAGGTAGAATGATTTTATATTATGTTGAAGATAGTATTACTGAATTAAATATTAATACAGCAACTAGACCTAATAGTATACGGGGCTTAGCTGCTTTAACTGGTCATAACCCATCTCGTGGTATGGCCGCAAGGGGAACATTGCGTTTTAATTATAATGGTGTAAAACTTGACACATACGGAAATACAATTGTTATTCCTAATTATTCAAGACTTAAATCTAATATTAATGGCTATACCTATACTATAATATTGCCTGGTGAAGAAGTACGAATAAATTTAACAGATATTAATAATTATGTTGATGTTGATATAATACAAGGTATGGTTGAATATCAGCAAGCTACAAGTTCAGGAGATCCTCTACAATCATTTAATTTTCAAGGTAAAAAGGGCGCATATATTGATAATTATTTTGTTAATATATATGTAAATGGAAAAAAATGGGAATCTAGGGAATCTATATTAGATATGATTTATGAAGAAGAATCTGTATTAGTTAAAACTGGACAAACAGGTGGTATAGATATTTTCTTTGGTAATGGATATAATGGTAAAATACCAACAGTGGGTTCAGTTATTCTTATTGAATACTTATCAACAGATGGGGAACCAGGAAATATTATAACCCCTACTAATCAAAAATTTGAAAATTGGAAATTTGTATCTAAAGGATATACACTTAATACACAAGAAGTTGATTTAAATAAAATACTTAAAGTAATTATACAAAAAGATATTTTATTTGGTGCAAATGAAGAACCTATATTTTTAACCAGATTATTATCACCGCATGTATCCCGGAATTTCGTTCTTGCTAATACTGATAATTATATTTATTTTTTAAAGAAATTAAATATGTTTACCATTATTGATGCACTGCCTGGCTTTGCAACATTTGAGGATAAATACGCTTTGGACAAATATAATTTAGCTAAAACTAATTATGAAACCCTAAATGAACAATATCGAGTTTTAATTGCCAAATCTGGTGTTGATTCAACTGTATCCATTGATAAAAAAACACAATTAGATTTAGCTCAACAACAAGTTTATTATTGGCAAGAGGAATTAAACAAACAAAAGCAAGATGATAATACTGTTTATTTATATTTAGTTCCAGATGTTAATAAGCGTATAGCTGCAAATCAAGATTATTATACATGTAGTTTGGATTCATTTATATTAACTAGTAATGAAAAAACAGCTATATTAGATTTAATTGAGGAATCAGGGCAAAGAGTAATAACAGTAGATAATGCTATCATGGTATTAAAATATCCAAGATTTACATTAAATATGTCTCTAATAATTTATGAAGGTATAGAATTAAATACAATTAGGGAATCCGTAATATCTAAAACATCAGAATATTTCTTAAAAAATACAAGACGTGATAGAATACCAGCATCAGATATTGTAAGAATAATTGAAAATGTAGATGGAGTTGATTCTGTAACAGTTTGGTTTGATGCAAGTAAAGATAATTCCTCTATTTATTTGGACCATTATGGACTAGATGATTATGGAGATATTATATTAGAGCGATTCGTTTATGATGCATTTGGTAATAAAGTTCCAGTTAAAGATGTTTACCCTCTAATTAGAGGAGGTTGGGAAAGTATTAATGGAGTTTATTATGAAGATTCAACTGCTAAGGATAAATTAAGTAGCGTTAATATACAAATACGAGGTATTACAAAATTGGATTTAAATTCTAAGACAAATAAAACAATAGTATCTAATTTATAATATGAAACTAGTTAAAGAATCCTTAAATGAATTTGAAAGAGGTCTTGAACCTAAACAAGCTTTAGGTATAGGACCTAGAGTTGCTAAAATACGTAAATGTTTTAGAGATTTAAATATACCCGATGAAGATTATGTTATAACACCAACTGAAGTTATATTTAATTCTAATTTATATTTA